GCAAGTAGAAGAAAATACTTTTGCAAGAAGTAGTGTAGAAAATCTTGATAAAGAAGCACAAGCAATAGCAGCAGTTAACAGAATAGCAGCAACAAGGGCTAATCAACAAAGAACTACACAAAGAGAGTTAAACACTCTTAATAAACAAATACAAGCAGAAAACAAAAGAATTGCTAATGAGAAAAAAGCTCAAGATGATGCAGAATTAAAAAGAAAACAAGAAGCACTTGAAGCAGATAGAAAAGCACTTGCAATTAAAAAAGCAGCAGAAGAAAAAGCAGAACAAGAAGAATTAGTTAGAAAAGAACAACAATTTAATTTATTACAAAAACTAACTAATACAGCACAAGAGCAAGAGCTTTTTGAATTAGCGCAACAATATGATAAAAAGTTTGAATTAGCTGTTGGTAACGCAGAACTTGAAAAAGCTTTACAAGAACAACAACAAAAAGATTTAACAGCTATTGATAAAAAGTATAGTGAGCAAAGAGCTAAAAACGAATCTGATGCAACACAAAAATCACAACAAGAAAGATTAGATGCTTTTGAACAAGGTGCAAGAACAACAATGAATGCTTTAATTGCTATCAATGAATTAACACAAGCATTTGCAAAAGAAGATGAAGCAAGCCAAAAGAAAGCATTTGAAGTAAATAAAGCAATAGGAATAGCCAACGCAATAATAAATACTTCTGTTGGTGTTTCTAAAGCATTAGCAAGTTCAGCACCACCTCTAAATTTTATTAATGCAGCAATAGTAACTGCATCTGGTATTGCACAAGTAAAGAACATACAAAAAACACAATTTAATAGTAGTTCTTTTGATACTACATCACCTTCAACAAGTACTGGTGGAGCAAATACTTCTCCAACGCAAGCTCCAAGTTTTAATGTTGTGGGTCAATCAGGGTTTAACCAAGTAGCTGGAGCATTAGGCCAACAACAACCAGTACAAGCATTTGTAGTTTCTGGAGATGTTACTACCGCACAACAACTCGCTAACAACACTATCCAACAGGCTACCTTTTAAAAATAATAAAAACAAAACAAAATGGACATAGTAGAATTAATATTAGATGAAGAAAACGAAGAAATGGTAGGTATAGAAGCTGTTTCTATCGTAGAAAACCCAGCAATTGAAAGTGATTTTATAGCACTAGCAGATCAAGAAATAAAACTGGCTAAAGTAGATGATGAAAAGCGTATTGTTATGGGTGCTGCTTTAATACCTAACAAGCCAATATTTAGAAAGAGAAACGATACTATGTTTTATGTTTATTTTTCAGAAGATACAGTTAGAAGGTCAAGTGAATTATTCTTTCAAAATGGCAACCAAAGTAACGCAACCTTAGAGCATCAAATGAAAGCTTCTGGCCTTACGGTGGTCGAAAGTTGGATAGTTGAAGGAGAACAAGATAAATCTAGAATTTATGGTTTAGATGTGCCAAAAGGAACTTGGATGATTTCAATGAAAATTACAGATGATGAATTATGGGCAGAAATTAAAGAAGGTAAAAAATATAAAGGTTTTTCTATTGAAGGATATTTTGCAGATAAAGCTTCTATTAAAAAATCAGATGCTAAATCTGAAATGGCAGCTATAGAAGAAGAAGAAGCTGAATACATGCTAAGTAATATTAAAAACATTTTATCTGATGAGAATGTAGAACTAGAATCTTATAATGATTATCCAGATGCAGTTAGTAACAATGCTAAAAGAGGCAGAGAACTTAATGAAAAAGTAAATAATAAATGTGCAACTGATATAGGAAAAATAAGGAGTGCTGATTTAGAAGCAAAAAGAAATCTTTCAGTAGAAACAATTAAAAGAATGTATTCTTATTTAAGCAGAGCTGGTGAATACTATGACGAAGGAAACAATGAAGCATGTGGTACTATTTCTTATTTGTTGTGGGGTGGTAAAGCTGCCCTTAGATGGAGTGAAAGCAAACTAAAAAAATTAGGAGAAATAGATCTAGCTTCTATGGTAGTAGATGACAATTTTGCAATAATAGATGACAGATTAGCTTACAGTACACAAGAAAAAGCAGAACAAATGGCTAAAAACTTAGGTTGTGAAGGGTTTCACGTTCATAATTTTGAAGATAAAGACTGGTTTATGCCTTGTGAAAAGCACGAAATGAAAAAACCTTGTCAAGCTGGTTATGAGCAGTATGGAATGAAGATAAAAAATGGTAAAAAAGTACCTAACTGTGTACCAATTAAATAGAGATGAAAAGAAGAAAAGTTGAAAAAATACCTTCAGGTAGAAAAAGCAGAACATCCCCAGTAGGTGGAAAGCGTGGTTGCTTATGTGCAGATAGTAAAACATACAGTAAAAAATGCTGTGATGGATCATTACACGCTCAAGGCATAGGAGCTGGCTAAAAAAAAGTTTAAAAATAAGTATATCAATTTGCGCTTTTGTACGGATAACTAGTATGAAGGCGCAAGAAATACTTAGTAAAATCAAAGAAGTTGTAGGTATTGAACTATCTGAAGAGATATCTGTACAACTAGAAGAAATCAAATTAGATAACGGAACTATCCTAGTTGCCGAAAAATTCGAATCAGGAGAATCAATATTTATTAAATCAGAAGATGATGAAAATATTGCTTTACCAGTAGGTGAGTATGCTTTAGAAGATGGCAGAAAATTAATGGTTAAAGAAGAAGGCCTTATTGATGCTATTGGAGAAGTAGAAGTTAAGGAAGAAGAAGAGGTAGAAGCTTCTGAAGAAACTGCAACTGAAGAAGAAAAAGTTGAAGAAACTGAATTAGAAGAAGAAGAAATGAAATATGTCACTAAAGAAGAATTTTCTAAAGCTATGGAAGAAATTAAAGGCATGATTGAAAATATGTCTAAAGAAGAAATGAAAGAAGAAGTAGAAAAAGAAGAATTATCTGCTGAAGTTGCTGAACCAGTTGTTCACAATCCAGAAGCTAAGTCTGAAACTAAGTCTTTATTAAAAAAGAGCTATCCCAACACTATCCAAAATAGAATTTATCAAAAACTTAATCAATAAAAATAAAATAAAATGGCAACATCGTTAACGACAAGTTACGTAGGGGAATATAAAGATAAAATGATAGCAGCAGCTTTATTGAGTGGTAAGACACTTGATAATGGTGGGGTTACAGTTTATCCAAATGTAGCTTATAAAGAAGTAATAAAGAAAATTGCACTAGGTAACGACTTAATGGTTGGTGCTTCTTGTGATTATACAGATGCTGGAACTGTAACAATTTCAGAAAGAGTACTAGAAGTAAAAGAATTTCAAATAAACAAAACAGAGTGTAAAACTACATTCTCACAGGATTGGACTAGCGCACAAATGGGTTATTCAGTACCTAATTATGTACTACCTAAAAGTTATGCAGATTTTATCTCACAACAATATGTAGCTAAAATTGCTGCTAATGTTGAGACAATGATTTGGCAAGGTGCAGCTGGAGCAAATGCTTTTGATGGTTTCACAACTACTTGGGCTGCTAATGCTTCTTCACTAGCTGGTGGAGCTGTTGTTACTGGTACTACTGTAACTGCTGCTAATGTTGTAGACGAAATTGGAAAAGTAGTTGACAATGTAAGTGCAAACAATTCTGCTTTATTAGACAAAGAAGATTTACACATCTATGTATCAAATCACATTTATCAAATGTATGTAAGATCACTTGGTGGTTTTGGTGCTGCTGGTTTAGGTGCTAATGGTTTTGATGGAAAAGGTAACAACCAAGATTTAGGAAATGCATTAATGTTTGATGGAATCAAAATATTTAAAGCTCCTGGATTACCAACTAATGACATGGCTGCTGCACAAAAATCAAACTTATTCTTTGGTTGTGGTATTGAAGGGGACTTATCAGAAATGTCCTTAATTGATACAAGTTCAACGCTAGGTGACCAAAATGTAAGATTTGTTGCAAGATTTAAAGCTGGTATTCAGACTGGGTTACTTGAAGAAGTTACTTACTATACCTAATTAATTAACTAATAATGGGGAGTTGTAATACTCCCCTTTTTAAAAATAACAAATATGGCATGCGATTTATCAGCGGGTAGAAATGTACCTTGTAAAGATGTAGTAGGTGGGATTGATGCAGTTTACTTTGTAGACTTTGGTGATCTTGGTGCTATAACAGAAAGCTCAGATGAGATTACAGACATGGCTGGAACATTTTCAGCGTATAAGTACCTAGTAAAGGGTGCTAACTCATTAGAGCAAGCTATTACTTCTTCTCAAGATGCTGGAACTACTTTTTTCGAGCAAACTTTAACATTAAACCTACAGAAACTTACTAAAGAAGATATGGTTCAATTTAAGCTTATGGCTTTTGGCCGACCTCATTGTGTTATTGTTGACAATAATAATAATGCGTTTTTGGCTGGAAAAGATTTCGGTCTTAGTGTTTCGGGTGGTAGTATAACTACTGGAGCAGCTTTCGCTGACATGAGTGGAACAACATTAACTCTTTCAGGTAGTGAAAAATTACCAGCAAACTTTATAGCTGGAGCTGTTGCTGGCAATCCATTTGCTGGAATGTCTAGTGCTACTGCAACTGTAGTTGTAGGTACAAACAGTTAAGATGTTTAGTGGGTATTATATGTAAAGTACATATAGTACAGGGTGTGAAAAGGGTGGTTCGATTAATTTTAAACCACCTTTTTTTTTAAAAGATTAAGATGCAGATATTAAGTACAACAGGCGGAACAATAAATTTTATACCTAGAGAGGATATTTCTAGTAGTAAAACCTACACTTTAAAAATAACTTCTAAAAACAAGAATAAGGTGATTTTAACGGATTCTAATGCATCAATAGGCAGCAATAGTTTCTATTCTACTTATGTAACCTCACAAGCTCTTATAGAGGGTTCTTTTTACATGATAGAAATACAAAATACTACAGACGATAAATTAATATTTAGAGACAAGGTTTTTTGTACTAATCAAGCTTCATCAACTTATGAAATGACTTCTGGTGTTTATACACAACACAATACAGGAGCTAATGAATACACATATTACTCTGCACCATGAACAACGTACATCTACTTGAATTAAGCCAATACGAAAAACCAGTAATAACTGAAGAAAAGAACAGAGACTGGGTTGGAATAGGAGAAGATAATAACTACTATCAAGACCTTATAGATGCCTATATGAATAGCACAACAAATAGAAGTGTTATTACAGGAATAGGTCAACAAATTTACGGTAGAGGATTAGATGCAACAGATTCTTCTAAAAAACCAGAGCAATATGCTCAAATGAAAGGACTGCTAAAACCAGACTGTTTAAGAAAGGTATGTTTAGATCTTAAAATGTTAGGAGAAGCTTCTTTACAAGTTACTTACAAAGGTAAAAAAATAGCTTCAATTTCTCATTTCCCTAGAGAAACTTTACGTGCTGAAAAAATGAACGATAAAGGGAAGATAGAGAACTACTTCTATGCACCTGATTGGACTAAAGTAACCCAAGCTACAGAACTAACTAAGATGCCT